AAGTAATCCGATTCACAAGCAACAATTTCTTTGCACTCTTCGACCTCTATATCAAAGTATTCTGCTGCTTGTTTTCCAGTCAACCAGGTTTCCTTGTTCACCATTTCTTCTATCGCTGCTCTGGACACATTTTCTTTCACGTGTTCCATGTATACATTCATAATGGATTCTTGACACACATCCAGAGAATCAGCGCATTTTCTTAATTCATCCGCGCTTCCGTATGCATAGCTCCACGGTTTATGTATCATAAATTGCGCATTTGACGGAATCACTACTTTATCCCCCGATAAAGCGATGACACTTGCGATACTTGCAGCGATACCATCCACATAAACTGTTTTCTCGCCTGGATAACGTTTCAAGATATTGTATATAGCTAAACCACCATGAACGGAACCACCGCCACTGTTAATGTAAATATCAATTGCTTGATAGCTATTCAATTCAGCTAAAAAATCCACAATATCTTGTGGACACTTGTCCTCTTCATACCAATACGATTGCCAGCTATCAGAAACGATGTCACCATAAAAATATAACTCCGCTTTGTTTTCTCCCACAGAGTTAAATTTTAATGTGCCTTTATTTTCTTTTTGCTTTGTTTTAGTGTTCCTTTGAGTAAACGTATAAATCTTATTCACTGTTATCACCCCCTTTCTTTGTATATTGCTTGCCTAATTCAGAAAGAGGGATGCTTGCTCCGTTGCCGATAATCAAGCGGTCAGTTCCTTTCTCAAAAGTCAAATTTTCTTTCTCTCTTGCTTCTGAGATTTTTAGAAAGCCGTTATTAATTCCAATTTGGTGTGCTTGATACCTTGTTAAAATATCGCTTCTCAGAATTGCATCTACATTGAATCTGAAATATTTCCCACTACTTCTTTGTTGCAGCGTAAGAAGCTTATAATCCATTTCCTGTTCATAGCTGGTAACAACATTTTGAAGTGTATCTGAGTAAAACGCCCTGTTTTGTTGTTCTATGTTGTTGTATGTGGATTTTTCCATATCATTTAACTGAAAGCCTTTCACACCGAAAGCATTCGCTATTTGGCGAGTGGTTAACCCTTGCAATTCAAAAAATTGATTATTTACAAGCTTTGTTTCCAGTTGTTCCACTTTAAAGTCAGTTGGAATTGGGATTACTTTGCCTGCATTTTTAGCTCCACCCATTTTTGAAAACTTATTTACAATCTTTTGTCGCTTAGCTTCGTTTAAATCACCGATATATTGAACTATAATCGGGTCTTGTAAGCCGCTACTGTACTTTTCCTTTATGACTTCTCGCGCCATTTTTTCGCTGTTAATGGTATCACTTAAATATTTTTTTATCGACTTTCCTTCAATTCCGTTTAACGCAAAGTTTTTAAAGTGTACAATTTCATCGCTTGTATATACCTCATCTCCATACTTTGAATCATGATAGTAGTAATATACTGCATTTTTCTTATTAAGGACACTGGTATCATCAATGATAATCTCCATATTTCTACTGTCTAGGAGATAAAGCGCTTTTATTTTTCCACGAAGTGTACTTATAAGCCAGTACGCGTTACCGTACTCTAATCTTTGATATTCAGTAGACCATAAAAAATCGTGGGGCGTGATATATGGGTTCGGTCGATACTTTAATACTTGTGCAATATCGTCATCTATCTTCTCGACATTTCCGTCACTAGACATCTGCATTAGTTTAATCGGGAGTTTTGCAAGTGCGTTGCACCTTATCTGCATACACGCGTAGTAAGTAGCACTATTTAACATTGAACTGGAAATATCTCCAATCTTTCTTCCAAAAAACATCTCAAGTTCTTCTAGCGTTGGATTTACGCCAATAGTTTCAACTTCGTTTTTAAGTTGTTTGTTTTTATCTTTTTTAAACAGGTTCATGTTTCACCCCCTCTCTACCACTCTTCATTATCTAGCCATTCATCAGTTAAGGTTTCGTCAAAAAACTCATGGTACAGCGCCAATTTAAATGCACACAGCAATGCATCCACAGGGTCAATTCTTTTCTTTGCTGTATCTTTATCAATTTTTATCAGTCCGTTACTCTGCTTAATAACTGCGTTACTCATAGCAAAGTTTAAAAGCGGATTACAAGTATATATCACATTCCCTTCATACACTTTTTCCCGAAATCCCGCTGTACTTTCGTTTAAAGAACGGTGCGATTGATATACCTCTTCCACCAGATAACCTTCATTGGATAAATCCATCATCATTTTGCTGGCATTCGCTGGGTCAAAACACAAACATTCTATTTTCCAGTTGTTTTTTTCGCATATATCTTTTACATATTGCATTACTGCACTCTGATCAACAATCTCTGTGTTTGTAACCGTTAAATAGCCATTTCTTTCCCACGCATCATATGGAACTTTGTCTTTTATGATTCTTTCTCTCAATTTTTCTTTGTTTGGAATGAAAGAATGCGAAAAACACACATAGTGAATCACCTTATTTCCATTTTTATCAACTTTATCTGTTTGAATAGGAAAAACGAAAGCCACTGAAGTTAAATCTATTTTGGCAGACATATCAAAACCCACATAAACCGGTTGTCCATCCAGTTTATACGGAACTTTTTTCACTTCGCATTTTTTCCATTTAGCCATATCCATATATCCGTTTTCTTGAGCTTGCACCCAAATATTCAGCACTTTTGTCAAGAACATAGTCATTTTTTCAGGAATTGATTTTGCTATATCATAAGCTTCTTGTATCTTCTTAATTCCGTCAGGATAGGTTGCGCGAATCGGATTGGCTTTTAGCCATGTGTTAAGACTTCCTATATCGTCATTTACCTCTGCTTCGCAAATATCCACAAAGTAACTTTCATTTGATACATCTACATCAGGATTCAAAATTTTTGAGCAGTACTCATACTCTTGTGTGTAACACGGATAAGTTAAATCAACGCCGGCCGTTGTAATAATCATAAGTAAGTTTTCTTTTGCATTAGCACCCAGTCCTAAGTCGTAAAATTCAGTTGTTGGCTGCTGATGATATTCATCCAGTACTAATACAGCTGGGTTAGTTCCATCACCTTTTTGTCCATCTTCTTTACTCAACGCTTTAATAAAACTGCCTGTTTTCTTGTGTTCAATAATATTTTTTGTGATTTTAAATTTTGCACGCAAAGGGCTTCCTTTTAAAAGATTATTACATTCATTAAAAATAATTTTAGACTGATCTCTTTTTGTACCAGCTGTATACGTTTCATATATTTCGTTATTTCTGGATGCACCATATGAAATCTCATAAAGTAAAACACCTGCTTGCTCTTGGGATTTTGCATTTTTTCTTCCTACTTCTTTAAAAGCTTGAGTGAAACGTTTATATCCTGTATCTTTATGCCTCCACCCATAAATCTGACATAATGAAAACTTTTGCCACGTGGTAAGCTGGATATATTGTCCCGCCAACGTTCCTTTGCTGTGTTTCAACAAAGAAAACCACTTCACAATTTTTTGCGCTTCTGCTTCATTCCACACAAAAGGAAAGTCATCATCTTCTTGTTCTGATCGCGTTAAATCGTTCAAAAATCTCTTGCAAGCCCAAATGTGTTTTGTTCCATTTTTTTCAGGGTTACTGATGCAGTCATGACAGTAGTGAATCAATTCATCTTTAATACTTTTAAATATCTCCAAAAGTATCCTCTATTTCTTGTTGTGTTTCTTCGGCTTTTTTAGAACCTATCTTTAGCCTACTGTCAATTGTTAAACCACACAGTGATGCAAAACTTCTCATTTCAGTCGCATAATTTTTTTGTATTTTTATGAGAGGGTTTTCAGCTGTTGTAGTGCTTCCGTTTGGCATAGTTTTTTCAACAGTTAATTCTTCATTCTTTAATTGATTAGTCGCTTCTACATACAAGGCAAAAGAATTACAATACCCGGCTATATTATTCAAATCTAAATTTCCAACTACGTCAATTTTATTAAATTCTTTAACAACACGATTAAATTCTTTTATTGCTGTTTGATTTATAAGCCAGTCCGGAGGCATATCTAATTGAGATTTTCCTACACTTACCAAATTCTCTGCCTCTGCTTTATTCAATTGTATTTCAACCCTTAAATCTCCTTTTTGTTCTGCTAGTAGCTTTCTAGGCCTCCCCAATTTTACACCTCCTAAAAAATCAATATTTACAAATTTGCATAAAGAAAACTAGGCCTGCGGTTCTTCTCGCTTTATATAAAACATTTTCATGTACCCCCTATACCCATTTCCTTCCTAAACCTTAAAACCAAATCTCGCAGTATAGAAACCACTCTTTTTTTATCTTCTTCACTCTTCCTCATAAGGTCATGTAAAGCTTGATGATTTGAATCTGTTAGGTATATCAGGTTGGTATCTTCTAATCTTTTGTTCCAATCGTCTTTTAACGGCACTATATGGTGCATTATTCTGCCATAGCTAATGACGTCATTGATATACAAGTCATATATATCCAGCTGATGATACACATCTATCATGTACTCTCTTTTCTTTCTCCACTCTTTGGATAAGTAAAAGCTTTCTATCTTATCATCAATATATATTTTTTCATGCTTGTACCTTTTCTTACTGCACTTACACTTAGTACCAGCTGGTAATCTCTTACCACATCTGTCACATCTTTTGTATATAGGTACTGTAATCACCTCAATAAAAAAAAGACCATGCATCAAGCACAGTCTTGCGTTAATGTCCTCTACTGGGCCACATCAAAGAGAGGTGCGAGAGGTCTCGTTTGGACTAGCTGACAAGGTCATGCCCTTGCTTGATACCACTATCGCGATATAACCAGCTATATATATTCCGTGTCGCCACTACGGATATTTTATGTGTGTTTCCGTGGAATGCCGCGGCACACAGGCGAAAAAATAATTAAATTGCTTTTTTGCTATACCAATCCGGTATAACACCACCATGTTGTTGTCTTATTAAATTTCTATTTTCTTTTACTTTTCTAAATGCTGGTACCAACCTTGTGATATTTGTATTAATTAATTCATCAGATATTCGTATTACATCCCACTCACTTCCCAAAGCTAGACAAATTAAATTATCTCGTATTTGCTCTTTTTGTTCAGTATTTTTATTGTGATATAACACTCCATCGACTTCCAGCACTATTTTTTCATCAGGCAAAACAAAATCAGCTTTATAACGCCCTAATTTAACCTGATGTCTAGCTTTAATATTGTTTTTAACAAGCTCAATAGCAACCATAATTTCTTCTGTACTATCAAACCAACCATCTGTAAACAATTTGTTGTGTATTTTTTCAAACGCCGTAGTATAACACTTAATATTCTTTTTAACTTTTTTAAATCTGCTAACAGCATTTTGAAATTTTCTTTCTTTTAATTCATGGGTTGCTATAACTCTATTTTCTTTATCTGATAAATATTTATCCAGTTTGCACCCTTTACATGTGAATGTTAAGTTCGGTCTATAAGAATATGTTAACATCGGTTCTCCGCACACATGGCAAAGTGGATAATATACAGTCATACCGTTTAGTTGTCCAGTTTTAATATTATCATTTAAAGCATCAACATATGACATTTCGATTATCCTTTCTGGTGGACTTCGCCCACCTTGACTATATCATAGTTTTTATAGGACATACTAGGACATGTTATGTATTTTTATTTGAATTAATGCCTTTCCATGTAATCTCGTAATATTTCGATAACCATAACCCATCATAACGGAAATTTTTTCCCACGTAAATCCATTGATATACCGATAACGTAAAAGCACCCTTAAAGTATCATCTTCTACAGTATGAAGTGCCTTCTCAATATCCTCTTTTACTTCATATAGCAAATCTATCTTTTTATTAATTTTTTCTTCTTGCTCTTCCAGCTTTTCAATAGTTGACTGTGTTCTATTATTTTCTCCTGTACCTTTCGGCATATCGCTGTAAGTAGGAGTTATTTTTGTACCAAGTGAAAATATTTCATCTTTTTCCATAAGCAATTGATTTACTTCTCTATCTATCTTCCTATATCTTTTTAGATATTCTTTCTTTTCTTTAGTCGTCATATCTTTTCTTCTTTTTCCTCCCTCTCAAGTCACTTATATACAAAATCACACAAAAAATCAGTACACTACCTGAAAGTATCGTACCTATCAAAAAGGCCCACCAGTAATGTAAAACTATAACGAAAGATATATGTAGCGCCAAAGTTATTGTTGATACTAAGCAGATGAAAGATGCTATTATGCAGAGAATGGTAATTATGTTTTTATTTTTCATCTATAATTCTCCCGCATTTAACACACCGTTTGAACTCTTCGACAATTCTACCTCCTTCAAAAATCTTCACTTCTTCTATATTGTCACTTCCGCATTTATCACATACTTCACTATTCTTTCTCCTATTCCACACCTTCGCAGCCTCTTCTTTTGCGCAGTAATCAAGGCTTTCTATAAAGGATTTTGTTTGTAAAGCGCATTTTTTACATAGTACCTTTACAGAGGATGGCGTTGCATCAATATATCTAGTTTCTTTCATTTCTGCTTCCCCGCCACAGCAGGGACATTCTTTTAATTTAATTTCTTTCATTTTTGTTCACCTTCTTTTTTCATCATCCAGACCATGCGTGCAATAGCTTCCGCATCATTTCTCTGTACTCCTTGGCTCATAAGCAACTTTATAAATCTTTTTCGTGTCATCTTATCTCACCGTCCACCAATCCAAAACTTCTATTGCCATGATACAGTGGTCTTGTAAACAAATCTCACCTCTATAGACATATAGCACCTTTGCTAAAATCTCTTTTCCTGTGTATTCATCAGCAGGCAAATACTCTCTTAAATACAGATAGTCACCCACTTCATACAATCGGTCATCTTTTCTAACCTCAAAATTTTTGTTATTTTTCAAAATATCATTAAAATGCATTGGGTATATCTTTAACTCATGTAACATTTTCATTCCTCCTTCGCGCCACACCATTTCCATGCTTCACGTTTGCTCCAATGGCATGGCGCTCCTTCTGGCGCAACACAAATATTTTCTTCTTTAAGTCTCCAATATGCACACGTTTCACAGTCGTGCGGGATAAACTTCATCGCCGCATCGCGTTCTCTCTTGATTTGCTCCAGTTTCTCGACGCAGTCAAAATACCACCGCTTATAGTTTTTTAACTCTGCTTTTAGAACAAGCAGTTCCATTTCTTCTCTATCAGTCATTGTTTAACGCCTCCAAATCCATTTTTGCTCCGCAATTAGGGCAATATCTTGATTTTATCGTAATTCCTTTGTTCCCTATGGTATACTTGCCGCAAGCAGAACACGCAAATACAAAGGTCAGATTTCCCCAAATATTTTTGCGATACGTTTTAATCCATTTGCCACACTTCACTAAATCTCTTTTTGTCTCCATTTCTACTCCTCCGGCAAGCTAGGTAATGGCATCCAGTGGGTGAGTTTTGTAAAAAAACCATCTATTGACGTGTAAAACTCTCCATCTGAAAAGTGAGCTATGTCCACAAGTTTTTCCCCACCGTCTTTAAAGTACAAAACAACAAGACAATCGGTTGCTGTATCCGGCAGCCTATCTTTTACACTTATCCAACTCATTTTCGTAGTGCTCCTTTATCCGTCTAAATA